GTTATAAATTTGAAGATAATAAATTCTATGGAACTCCATATGAAGAAAATAATCATATTTCATATGAGGGTGTTAAAGATTACATGCACTCAATTTGTTCACACACTCCTAGGAAATATCAAGTTGAGGGAGTATACGGTGCTCTAAAGCATAACAGAAAGTTACTGATAAGCCCCACTGCTTCAGGCAAATCTTTGATGATTTATTCTCTCGTGAGATATTATGTAGACCGAGGAGAAAAAATCCTTTTAGTTGTTCCAACGACATCTCTTGTAGAGCAGATGTACAAGGATTTCCTTGATTATGGTTGGGATGCTGAGTCATATTGCCACCGTATCTATTCGGGTAAGGAAAAAAGTAATGAAGCTCCAGTGACAATTACGACCTGGCAATCTGTATATAAACTAGATAGATCTTTCTTTGAAGAGTATGGTGTCATTATAGGTGATGAGGCGCATTTATTCAAGTCTAAGTCTCTAATACAGATCATGACCAAACTTCATCATGCCAAGTATAGGTTTGGATTCACTGGTACTTTAGACGGCACACAGACGCATAAGTGGGTGTTAGAGGGACTGTTTGGACCATCATATAAAGTGACAAGAACTGATGAGTTGATGAGACAAGGACATCTTTCTCAACTTGATATTCAGTGTCTTGTACTTAAACATCCTCCACAAAATTTTGATGTATATGAGGATGAGATACAGTATTTAATAGGTCATGAACAACGTAATAATTTTATTAAAAATTTAACACTTGATCTTAAAGGTAACTCATTGGTTCTTTTTCAAAGAGTAGAATCCCATGGTGCTATACTCTATGATAAGATAAATAAGAATAAGGGTGACAACCGTAAGGTATTTTTTATACATGGGGGTGTAAATGCCGAAGAAAGAGAATTGGTGCGAGAGATAACTGAAAGAGAATCTAACGCAATTATTGTTGCATCCTATGGAACTTTTTCTACAGGCATCAATATTAAAAATCTCCATAATGTTATCTTTGCCTCTCCAAGTAAGTCCAGAGTCCGCAATCTTCAAAGTATTGGACGAGTTCTTAGAAAAGGAAAAGATAAAGTAAAAGCAACTCTGTATGATATATCAGATGATTGCTCTACAAAAAACAGAAGAAATTACACACTGAATCATTTTATAGAAAGAATCAAAACATATAATGAAGAAAACTTTAACTATGAAATAATTACTATTCAATTAAAGATATGATAGAAGACGATTTTTACTGTACACTTAAATTAAAAACAGGTGAAGAAATATTTGCAAAAGTAGCTGCATCTGAAGAGAGTGATAGAACTATGCTATTAGTTTCACATCCAATTGTTGTTGGTGAAATTAAAAGTAAAATTGGAGTTGTTGGATATAAAATAGAACCATGGTTAAAAACCACAACAGATGACATGTTTATTCTCAATATGAATGATGTCTTAACAATGTCCGAATCGTCTGATATTGAAATGATAATGATGTATCAAGATTACATAAGAACAGCAAATAAACCAAAAGGAAATAATTCAACTATAGATCGTAAGATGGGTCGCTTAGGCAATATAAACGATGTAAAAGAGATTTTAGAGAAGATATTTAAGAGTACCTAAGCCATCCCTATGAACCCTAACAGAGTTATTCTATAGGACATTTGAATACTTGTCAAGTATATCTAAAGATGTTATAATTTATAGATAATATGAGATATTTTTATGATTCAACCAGGCATGACAAAAAGAAAAAGATCGGAACATTACGTCAATAATAAAGAGTTCCTTGCTGCTCTGATTGAATATAGAACATTAGTTGAAATTGCTTACAGAAAAGAGTTTGGAAAGATTCTTTCAGAACAAGATAAATCAGAGAGAGCAAGAAGGTTTGACACAAAACCACATATTCCAAGATATGTTGGTGAGTGTTTTTTAAAGATTGCAAATCATCTATCATTTAAACCAAACTTCGTCAACTACATGTTTAAGGAAGACATGATCTCTGACGGAATTGAGAACTGCGTTCAGTATATACATAACTTTAACCCAGAGAAATCCCAGAATCCCTTTGCGTATTTCACTCAGATTATTCATTATGCTTTTCTGCGTCGTATTCAGCGAGAGAAAAGACAGTTAGAAATCAAGAACAAGATCATTGAACGGTCTGGTTACAGTGAGGTGTTTGATGACAACAACACTCTTGACGGATCAAACTACTCCGAATATAATAGTATCAAAGACGCAGTGCATTCTAAGCTCCGTAATTAATGAAAGTTGTAATCATTACAGATCAACACTTTGGTGCTCGCAAGAACTCTAAGTTATTCCACGACTATTTCCTAAAGTTCTATAATGATATTTTCTTTCCATACTTGGAAGAGAATGATATCAAAGTGGTGATTGATATGGGAGATACCTTTGATAGTCGTAAAGGTATTGACTTCTCTGCACTAGCATGGGCAAAGAATAATTACTACGATAGATTGCAGGACATGGGTATTCGTGTTCATACTATCGTTGGTAATCATACTGCATATTATAAAAATACTAATGAGGTCAATGCTGTTGATCTTCTTTTGCGTGAATATGATAATGTCACAGTTTATTCAGAAGCAACCGAAGTTGAGATAGATAATCGCAATATACTTTTTATTCCTTGGATCAATCAGGACAATGAGGAAAAGACTTTTAAAGTTATTGAAAATTCAAATAGCAAGTGCGCGATGGGGCACCTTGAACTCTCAGGATTTAGAGCTCATAGAGGAGTCGTCATGGAAAATGGTCATGCAAGCGAGTTATATAAAAAGTTCACCAAAGTCTTCTCCGGTCACTATCACACTCGATCGGATGATGGACGAATCTATTACTTGGGCAATCCCTATGAGATGTTCTGGAACGATGTAGATGATACTCGTGGATTCCACATCTTTAATACAGAAACTCTGGAACATACTCCAGTAAATAATCCATATAGAATTTTTTATAATATCTATTACGAAGACACTAACTATCAAACATTTGATGTTCGTGAATATCAAAATAAAATTTTGAAAGTAATTGTTCGTCAAAAAACTGATATTAAAAAATTTGAAAAGTTTATTGATAAGGTTACTGATGTTGCTGCAGATATCAAAATAGTTGAAAACTTTGATATTCAAGATCCTGAAGAGTTTGAAATTTTTGAATCCGAAGATACTCTTTCTATTTTGAATAGGTATATTCAAGAGGCAGAAATCAAACTTAATAAGTCTAAAGTTCAGAATATTATGAGACAAACTTATCAAGAAGCCTGTGAATTGATTTAAGATGTATATTTTAACAATCTACGGCAAAGAAACTGATGGTGCATACTCAGTAAATGATGAAGATGGGGAACAAATACTTTATCTGTTTGATGAAGAAGATGATGCTATGAGATATGCTATGATGTTGGAGGATAGTGGAAGTCCAGAAATGCATGTTATTGAAGTTGAGGATGAAATAATGATTAAGACATGCGAAATGCATGATTACAAGTATACTATCATTTCTAAAAATGATCTCGTAATACCTCCTGAAACTGCAAATGATTTTATTTGAAAAAATTCGTTGGAAAAACTTTTTATCAACTGGTAATCAATTTACTGAGATAAGTTTTACAGAACATCCAACAAATCTTATTATTGGAACAAATGGAGCTGGTAAGAGTACGTTACTTGATGCTCTTACTTTTTCTTTGTTTGGAAAACCTTTTCGTAAAATTAATAAACCTCAACTTATAAACACCGTCAATGAAAAAGATTGTATAGTCGAAGTTGAGTTTTCTATTGGTAATACAAATTGGAAAGTTGTCCGTGGAATTAAACCAAATATTTTTGAGATCTATCGTGATGGTAATATATTAGATCAGTCCGCAGCTGCATTGGATCAGCAAAAATGGTTTGAGCAAACCATTATCAAAATGAATTATAAATCTTTCACTCAGATTGTAATTTTAGGTAGCAGCACTTTTGTCCCCTTTATGCAATTGACTGCTACCAATCGTAGAGAAGTAATTGAAGATCTTCTTGATATTAGAATCTTTTCTTCTATGAATAACTTAATGAAAGATAAGATTCGTGAGGTAAAAGATCAAACTAAAGTTTTGGAACTTAAGAAAGAATCACTTAATGATAAAGTTAAAATGCAAGAGAACTTTATCGATGAACTTGAGAGTCGTGGAAAAGAAAATATTAAAGACAAGGAAGATCGTATAG